CTTCCGTCATCTCCAATTCAAGCTGTCTCTCCTGTAACTTCAGCTCCATTTCGGCAGCCTTCTGTTGATAGGCTAGTACCTCCTCTGGCGAGGGCTGAGGCGGCTGCTCCTGTTCTGGCTGTGGCTCGGGGAGCCGAACCAGGAATGGTTCTGGATCTAAGTCCATTGCTTCTGCGAAGTTAGAGAGATAAGCGTTCATTGGGTCAGTGATCCCCATTCCAATCATCTGCTGTGCGACTGGGAGGAACACCTGTCCGAACTCTCCGAGAGTCCTGAGTTTCTGCTGTTTGTTAGGCTTGCGGGCCGAGCCTGCTGCCAGCCTGTAGCTGTAGTCCCTGGCCAGGGAGTCGAAGTCCGCTGTCTGCATGTGCTGCACAAAAACATGCGCACCAACTGGCCCTACTGCTGGGGCAATGCTCTCTGGGCCAAGTGCCCATGCCGCCGCCTGTAGCTCTTTCTTCGCCATGAGAGAGTACCAGTCCTCACACTTCCTGGCCATGTTGTCTGGCCGGATGGAGGTATTCTCCTGTAGTACGTCTGCTTCAGTTGCGCTCCTCATCTGCCTGGCAGACTGCCCATACACCAGGTCTGTCAAGCCGGTGCGCTTGTCAATCTCTAGCATCACCTGCCGAACGACATTCCATAGGTCCATGACATTGCTGCCTGGGCGCTGGAGGAACGATACATAGTCTTGGATTCTTCCGCCATTGTCAGCGCTGATCTCCAGCAGCCTAGTGCCACCGTTCTTGCGCTGAAGCTGCTCTTGGATCTCCTCGGCTGCCGACTTAAGGACACCGACATAATCTATGGCGCTATTGGCTGCCTTATCCGCCAGGAAGGACATGCACCAGTTGACGAATCGGATCTCACCAATCACTGGCTTAAAGATGGAGATTGGCCACACGCAGTTAGGGTCTTCCTTGAACCAGACTTCCGTGATTGGCCAGTCATCGCCCGTGCCGTCGTCCAGCCAGAATGGAATAGGCCATTGAGCTAGCCCTGCCAGGGTCTCATTGTCCTGTGTCATAAGGACTTCCGTTGGCAGGTTAAGGGGAAACTTCACGCCCTTGGCATAGACACCGTAGGTGAAGTCACCCCAGGAGGCGACGATTTCCTTAACCGCTGCTGGCATGTGCTTGTTATTCTTCAGGTTGTGCCCGAAGCCATTCTTGCTAAAGACCTCATAGTATGTAATGAGGTCATAGCTCTGCGCATCCTGCTTGCCGCTCTTTGCTTCCTTCCTCCCAAGCTCTGTGTTCTGGGAGGCCTTAGACTGCAAGTTACCCTTGAGTGTTCCGGGCCTTAGGCCGAATTTCTCCTCCACCAGATTCACTGGCTCTGTCCATTCGATGGCAATCCACTGCACATCTTCCCTGCGCTTGGCGTCAGGGTCTTTGATGACCTGATCAATGGAGATGTGCCTTGATCGCGGATAGCTAACACTGCTGCCCCTCGGACTGTGAATGTCTGTGTAGCATACCCCGGCCCCCTTGACAATGGCCTCCGTTAGGGAGCGAATTGCAGACTCCTTCTTGCCGCTCTCAAACTGCACCCAGTTAAGGTAGTGCTGTGACACCTTGGCCACAGACTCCTTAACCTGCTTCTGCGCATGGTCTTGCATCATCAGCAGTTGGTACTGCTGCAATGCTGCCGGGTCTTGCGGATTTAACCCTAGCGCCTCAGGGGGACGCACTGGAGGGTTGACGCAAGTTACCATGACCGTTGGATACTGGTGGATCATGGCAGGGCCAAAAAGATCCACAGCATCCGAAACCTTATTAACCTGAATCTTGAAGTTGGGGATGGCTGCTCCCCCATCATCGTCAAGCCACCCACTCTGCTTTACCTGGAGCTTATTCCACATCCAGTTAGGGTCGCCATTGTAGAACCTGTAGCACTCATCGGCATACTGGCCGAATCTGCGTTGCTTGGTGTCTTTGGCCGACTTGATCAGACGAAGCCACTCTGTGCATACTTGCGCTAGTGGGAACTCTGGATTGATTCCGGTTGTCATTTGCTAGCTGCCTCGGCCTTAGCCTTTGTGGTGGTTGCCTTCGGCTTGGCTGGGCATTTGTTAGCACAGGAGGAGATGGCCTCATCGACCTTCTTCTTCCAGGCTTCCTGCCGCTTCCATTCCTCAGTGTGATCCCATGCGCCGTTCTCTCGCTGGTCTACGCCCAGCTTCAGGCGGGGGTCACTAATGTGAGGGCACGCACTGAAGGTAGAAACCCTCTGGCCTGCCACGAAGACATCAATGCTGTTTCTTCCGTGCTGCGCCGACTGCACAAAAGCCAACTTACCATTTCTGTTCGCGATACCCTGCGGATACCAGACGATGGGCATACCGCGCTCAGCGTTAGGCATGACGTATTCGTTCAGTTCCGCTTGAATGTCTTTGGGCTTGAGAGTCATTATTCGCTATCTCCTAATGGACCTAAAGTAATACCGCCCGAACCTGGGCGCTTGTTCTTCCTCTGCCTTTGCTTGGCTCGCATCTTCTGTGCGTCGATCATCCTCTGTACACGACTAGACTTAGCTATTCTAACAGGGGGAGCTATGTATGGGCAACCATGGGCGGCTAGCATTTCCAGCGCCTCAATGGCATGGCACATGCCTCGTCGATTAGCTTCGTCGGTAACTACCTCCATGCCATTCACCCGAGTCTTCTTCTTCTTGAACTTTTTAAGCTCCTTGATCAGGTTAGGGGTTCTGCCATTAACGAGCAGGATAGTTGGGTATCCATCTTCTCTAATGCCCATCCAGTTGCGGAGCTTCTGCACCCTTAGCGTGATGTCATCACAACCTGCTCCGAACTTAGGTCCGCGTACTTCGCAAGTTAAGTTATATTTACCAACGGCCCGCTCGTAATCCCTGATAGGCAGCTCACCCGACCCTAGCTGCCTCAGCCTGGCACCGTGCATATCCACGATCCAGTCTTGCCAATTCTCGTTCCGAAACTTCTCATACATCTTCTCACCGAACATCGCGGCGGTAGCGGCAGTCAGGTAAATCTCATCATAGACGACTTTGTAGTTACCAAGGTGCGCGGGTGGAACTGCCACTGCTACCCCAGCCAGCACTTGATGGCCAGGGTCAAAGCTAAAGTACCTACACCAATCTTTAGGCGGAACACCGCCATTTTCCTCCATGATACGCTGAACGTCACAGCGTAGCTCCTTGCCGTCCTTCTCAGCTTCCCTTTGGGTATTGCTGAGCACCGGCAGGGCAGTGTGGACCTTGGGGTCAAACCTCGGGTACATCATCACCGAGTCTACCGTCAACTCCCCATAGGCCCTCATGCGCAGGACATCTTCTCCCATGTCCTTCCAGATGCGCATGTTCTCCTCCTTGGCCTTCTTAGGCAAGAAGGGGTTGTCGTCAATACCGGCGCGTACCACTACGGTAGAAGGATCAGGCTTTCCCTGCTGATCCTCAGCGCGCTCCATCATACTAACGATGTCTTCAGTCTTAGAGTGAGGCATGGCCGTCCAGCGTATCAGTCCATTGTACCTAGAGCAGCGGCCTACCGCCTCTGAGTACCAGCCTCCTGTGGCAACATCCTCGTCAATGTGGTAGAGGTTTGCCTGGAATCCCTGGGCACGGGATGGATCACCCATAGAGTTGAGGGCGTAGAGTGTCCAGCCCGTCGTGAGATACACGGTAGAGAAGATATTCTCTGACCGCTTTAGCCACGAAATTTTGCCCTTGATAAACCGCTTGGGGATCAGTGGTGGAGAAGGCTTAGCCTCTGCCTCCCTGCCAGCGTCACCCCACTTCCCATGCACCTCCTCATCCTGTGGCCACGGGCGAAACGTCCTCCACTTCCCCGTGTCCTTGTCACGGATGATGTCAAATGCCCCATAGCGGAATAGGTATCTGTGCATCACCCGACCAATGTGCGGCTCCCCGTACCCCAGGCAAACCGCAACCCCATTCTCCTTCGGGTACTTATTGTAAGGATCTTGCCCGGTAACTGCTCGTGCTACCTCTGCGAACCCAGCCAGAGATCCTCCCACCTGGTTTCCCTTGGCAGCGATGCACTCCTTGGCGGTTGTGGCATGGTACTTGTCCTGCCACGGCAGGGGCTCATAGAGGTTGAGCGCTTCACACTCACGAGACTTGATCTCCTTGAGGTAGCGCTTCAACTCACCTAACTCGAAGTTAGTTACCTGCTTGTGTTCAGTCTTCATCGTACTCCTGGTCATCTAGCTCAGGAGAAGGAGGAGACTCAATGATGCTCTTGTCCTTGTTGCCCATGAGGTAGTCTACCAGGTGGGCGTCCTTGCCAAGAATGAGCTTGAGCCTGTTCTGAATCTCATTGGTCAGGTCATCATCGGAGATAAGCTCTGTGGTAACCTGGGCTACGCCCATCTCACTCACGCGCTCTCCGGTCTTGAGCACTGTGTCAAGGATACCCCTTCTGACTGAGCCGCCCTCTGGGGCAGCCTCGAAAGTTTCCTTGTACCTGGAGGCCATTCCCTCTGACCCACCAAACACGTACATCATTTGTTCGTATAGCTCCGCCAGGTGGGGCACGCTGTTCTTAGCGGCTGCACTGCTGGTCACCTTGAGGAAGGAGTTAGCTGCTCCTACAATGTCCTCGGCTTCCTTCTCCAGCTCCTTGGCGTTAGCGATTAGCTGCCTATCATCAGCAGCCTTTGCGGCAGTGGTCCTGCACTTCTTGCAGATATTCTTGAACCCGAGGTCACCCTTGCTGTCCTTGTGGAAATTGGCAGAGGTGAGGGGAAATAGGTTGCGGCAGGTACCACACCTTCTAGTGCGTCCTTCGTCCAGCTCTTTGTTGGCGTCGGACCTCTCCTGTTCCATCAGGCGCTCAATCTCTTGCTTTTCTTCTGGCGTGAGTTGCATTGCGCTTCCTGTGTAGATAAAAAAAGATGGGCGGGAGTGGTGGAGATGAGGCCACTCCCGCCCAGGCGAAAGAAGATTCGTCTAGGCTATAAGCCTATGTTCTTTCTAGCAGAACCAAGGCGCTCGGAAGAAAGCCTTGATGTCCTCCGAAGCTGTGGTGCTACTCTCAAGGACATAGCCACAGTTATCACCATCGGAAGCAGCAGCATCAATGCCGCCGTCCGTGTGAGCATCAACAGCGTCACCAGCAGTAACAGAGATGGAAGTGTCATTCGTTCGGAGCGTAGTAACGCCTCGGACAATACCCCAGAAAATCTTGTTCTGCGAAGCAGCGCCAGACGACAGATAGGGGTCAACAGCTACGACCAACTGATTAGCAGCCGTGTCGTTCGTTGCGTCAACCTGCTTGAAGATGTCTTCGGGATTGGTAACGGTAATGTCTAGCTTGGCCAAGTCCTTAGCCTCTACAGCAGAGGCACCGACGTTCTTCAGTGCAACTGCCCAGACTTGCTCGGTCTCTTTGGCAACGATTCCAGCAGAGCTAGAGCCGCGACCCTTGATGATGAATACCTTGCCCAGGATCTCATCGTTAACGCTGTTGCCATCGCTGTCAACACCATCAAGGACTTCGCCCAGTTCAAATGGTAATGGTGAACCTAAGTTCATGTTGTCTCTCCTTACGAGATGTCAGTGTGATCAGACCAGACCTTGAAGCAGTTGCGAATGTGCTTGAACTTGATGTTCGAGATCGTGCTCACAACAGCGTTGAAGGCTTGGCTATGGATGTCGTACTCTGGTCCTTCTGCAACCAGGAGTTGGTCGTTCATGCAGCGAACTTCCATGTTGTTGTAGCTACCGCCGTAGCCAACACCAGCAGGAACTCCGTTATCAAACGTCACTTCAACACCGTCGAGGATCATTACATTCCTGAAGCCGAAGGCGCGCAAGGAGTTCTCATCCGTGACTTGAACTTCTTCTTTGTCGTCCAGTAGGTTCTTCAGGTCGTTGTACATGCTACGAGACAGAGTGATCGTGGTCATCTGCTCATCCAACGAAGCATTGCGTTGGCACATGGTGATAGCGTAGCGGAGAGCTTCAACAGCATTAGCTGCCCAGGTCGAGCCGCTGAAAGCGGTGGAGTTACCGACAACACCCAGTGGAGTCCAGAAGTCGTGTTCTGGATCTGCGTCACCATCAGGCCAGACAGCGCCAGAGTACTGAGCACCACCATAGGTTCCCAGGTCAGTGCTAAGACCAGCGTAGGTGCCACTCATGTTGGCAACCAAGTCAGCTTGGTTCGTAGCTCGCTGAGCGCCAGTGCTAGCATTGATCGTACCGTTGGTACCGAACAGAGATTCGTAACCGTGCCAGAGTTCTTCATTGCCAGCGGCGTTGCCGTCTGTGTAGAACTCACGACCCAGGACTTGATTAACAGAAGTCTTGAGGCGCTCGGTGAAGCTATCGAATACTTTGACGACGCCTTCTTCACCACGGTTTGCCAGGAACTCTTTCATGTACATGGCGTCCGTTGCTTGGTAGCCACGGTATTCCAGGCTAGCCGTCTTGAACAAGTTGCGACGTGCGAAGTTACGCTGGGTTTCCCCGGTGTTGCCTTCGACCTGGTGGATGCGGTACTGCACGGGCCAATCGAAGCCTTGGCCGGATTGGTTGTAGATGAAGCGACCAGCAGCTTCCAACTGTGCGGGAAGTGCGTAGTTGCGTTTGAAGTTTTCTTCTAATTCACGAATGTGATGAGCCAGCGTGGTTTGCGCTGTTCGCTCAAAAACGGTGTTTGACCAACCTTGGTAAGTCATTTATTTTCCCCTTAGTGAGTTTTACAATTCACCGGCTTCTCGCATAGCCGCTGCCAATGCCTGTCCGGGTGTGAGGTTCTGGTTTTGAACCTCACCTTCTTCCCTAGGAAGGCTTCCACTAGCATCACGGGTCTTACGTCCACCCCGTTGCTGCTTTTGAATCTTACGCTCCTCACGGACTTCCTCGGCGGTGACCTGAGTTGCCGCGCCATTAAGCGTGGCGAACTCACCGGCTAGCACCTTGCGAGCATAATGAATTTGCTGTGCTTTGCTGGTGAGGCCCATGTCATAAGCCTCGATCATTGCTTGGTCAACCTTGTTTCCAAGGTCAGACAAGCGCTGAGTAGGCTGCCGAGTAACAGGGTCCAGCTCATAGAGCTTGCTACCCCACTTGCCCATGAAGTTGTCTACAGCCGCTTGCTCACCGGAGAGATCAAGTCGAGAGCTGATCTCCTCGGGGGCAAATCCAAAGCTGGACTGCATGATCTCTCGGACCTTGCGCTCAGCTAGGTCTTCGATGATCGGCTGTAGTGTTTGCTGCGGCTCGTAAGCCAGTTTGTTTGTCCACTGCTCTACTTCCGTTGTGTAGCGGTCGTAGTTGGCTCGCAAGTCAGCAGGAGTATCTGCCGACCAGCGGACTGCGAGTTGATTCGTTTCTGGATCAACATAGGTCTCGCGGTACTTGTTGATCATCTGAGGATCTACTGTAGTGTATGCTGGCCAATACTGAGGGTCGCTAGGCTCACTCTCAGTTGCAGGTGAAGGTGCAGCCTGTGGTTGCATGTCCCTTACAGCAGCCCTGATCTCTGCCTCCCTCGCCCGTTGCTCCAGGGCCGCAGTCTGGTTAAGCTGCTCTTGGTCCGACTGGACAAGACGTGCATGTGCATCTTCCTCAGACTCAACGTCCCTGAAGCCCAGATCACTAAGGGTGGACGTAAGTGTGGAGCTAGGCGTGTCCACCGGGGCTGGCTCAACTGTCTCATCAGCAACAGGCTCAACTGCACTGACTACGGGAGCCTCAGCCTCGGGAGCGCCTTCTCCCTCAGTGGCTTCTTCAAATACGCCCTTACCAAAGTCATCGCCTTCGGCTGGTGCGTCTGTAGGTATTTCGTTCTCTTTTGCCATAGCTCATTCATCTCCAAGTGGCTGTGGTTGTTAAAGTTGTTAAACAGTGACCATACCACATTGCACG